AATCCACGGATCGTTACCGGGGCCTACGATAAGCGGGGTAAGAGCGGCTATTATAGAATCAGGGGCAAAACAATTAACTGCCGTCATCTTAGACGTAAGACTCGCGGCGTCCAAGGCATCGGAGAAGTCGCTTATCGCCAATACCGTTGCGCCTGAAGGGACCGCACCGCCGTTCGCGACAACCCGAGTGGACCAGTCGGTTGCCAGGGGGTTGAGTGGTGCCGTTACGGCACTCGTCGCCGTGCTTGTCGCTGGAGAACCACTTCCCCCTGCGTTAGAGGCAGTGACCTGGAACGTGATTACCTCGCCAAGCTGGGCACCCGTCAATAAGAAGGTGTTTGCCGTCGCCCCGCCGATTGGGGTCCCATTGGCCAACCACTCGTAGGCGTAGCTGGTTGGTGTGTTGGTCCAAGTCCCGTCACTGCCAGAAAGGGTTTCTCCAACTTGAGCCGTGCCGGTAATGGCCGGTACGACGGTATTCACAGGCACCGCAGGAAGAACTGCGCCGGTAGCTGAACTTGTCGCTGGTGTCCCAGAGCCACCTGCGTTGGACGCCGTTACCTCGAAAGTGATGGTGGCCCCAATCTGAGTCGAGGTCAGGAGAAAAGTGCTCGCTGTGGCCCCACCGATGGCAACTGAATTGGCGAGCCATCTATAGGCGTATCCCGTGGGGGAATTACTCCACGTACCGTTGGAGCCTGATAAGGTTTCGCCCTCCTGCGCCGTGCCAGTGATTGCGGGCAACACCGAGTTGACGGGCACCGCGGGCAAGACTGCACTTGTTGCCACGCTCGCCGCTGGGCTGCTGTTTCCGCCTGAATTCGAGGCCGTAACCTGAATCGTAATGACTTCTCCAACCTGCGCCGAAGTCGGCGTAAACACGTTCGCTATTTGCCCAGCAATGGGGACGCCGTTGGAAAACCATTGATACGTGTAGCCTGTGGGCGAGTTGGTCCAGGTGCCGTTGGTGGATGACAGGACTTGTCCGACCTGTGCCGTGCCGGAAACTACCGGAAGAACCGAATTGACCGGCACCGCAGGGAGCACTGCGCTGGTCGCTACACTCGTGACAGGAGCGCTGTTTCCAGCCGAGTTGTACGCCGTAACTTCAAAGGTAATCACTGCGCCAAGCTGAGCAGAGGTCAGCAGGAACATATTATTTGTTGCCCCACCTATGGCAACCCCATTCGCCAGCCAGCGGTAACTGTAGCCCGTTGGAGAATTCGTCCAGGTCCCATCGGTGCCCGACAACGTGAAACCGACCTGAGCAGTTCCTGTGATTGTGGGCACGCCGCTGTTGACGGGAATGAACACCGTCGGGGGCGGCGTCGGCGGGACAGGCGGTGTCGGTGGAGGAATAGGGCTGGGAGGCGTCGGGATTATGCCACCGCCGCTCGCTCCCCACGGCATGATTTTCGCCATTCCCTGCGGCACACTTGATGAATCCGGGCACGCGATGCCGTGATACTGCGGCTCGGAATGGGGAATCGCGTAGAGAATCAGCCCACGTACCTGGCACCAGCCCTTGAGAATCACCTTCACCTGGAACTGATAGCCGATGGTGGTAGGCCGGATGCCCATTGAGTCGCACGCAGCCTTAGGCTCCGGAAACACGATGGGATACCGATACCCCTCGCGGAATGGGACCGGCGGGTAGGGATTAACGCATACCGGCTCCGCCTCTTGACATCCACGAGCAGCGCAGAATTGGGTGTGGAACCAGTACCGCCAGCAGGGGTCCGCATCCTCCCGATACCACACGTCCATGTCCACCGTGCCCGATACACTATCAATCCAGCACTCGCCCCCCTTCAACTGCTTGAGCTTTACCTCCAGACCGGACGGAGACCAGGTGAATGCCGGATACTCGGCGCCCCACGTCACCCGGTTGTCCCCATTCTCAGTGCGGCTGGTTGTGGTCAGTTCCCAAATGTCGATCCCTCCGTCCATTTCCGAGATGACAACGGCGAATCCCCGATGCAGCCCTCCGAAGTCCCGCTCGAACAGTTGCAGGAATTGAAGCCCGTCGTATGCCCCTTCCCAGACGGGCGGTCTCACCGCTGACGTGCCAGACACGTTAGTCGGGCCTTGGGTGGAAAGGTTGCTGACGACATCAAAGTCGAGCGGAAGAATCGCCTGGTGAACCACGTTTAACCCTGTGGATGCCATCACAGGTAGCACCAGTTGCAGCATCCGGTTGTCGAACTGAATGCCGCTGGAGAACCGCATCAGCCCGCGGTCATTTGCCGCCAGCGCCCTTAACTCATTCTGTGAGATCGGGGTGTTACCCCACTGGCCAAAGTTCCTCACGCTGATTTGCAGGGATCGGATGGCCGGCTCAAGCGACTGGTAAAATATATCGCCGTTCACCACTACCACGGATCTATCTCCCACCGCCCCGTTGACCAACTGTACGACGGTCTGAAGCGGTTGGTTGGTGCTGTTGGCCCCAATCCAATCCGTCCGCGTGACAGGCACCGCCAGCGAGTAAATCGTTTTTCGCGTCGAGATGTAGAGAACCCCTTCGCCCAGTTGGGAATTGATATTGGCTGAGTGGCAGAGAGCGCGGATGTTCCCCGCGTTGGTCGGTACGGTGAATCCATCGCCGCCGACACATAGGGGATTTTCCTGAACGCAAAGGATGGAGTCCCGGAAGTGGTCCACCAGCGTCCCGGTTGGCCCTCCCACCATATCCCCGGCTGAGTACTGCCGGCCCTGCGCATACCAAAGCCGGCCCCCGTAATAATCCATGCAGGTGGCAGCCGGGATTTCGTTGGTGTGCGGCGGGCTGGCGGTAGTCGCGTTGACATCGGTTATCCCCTTCGATCTCCTCAACAGCGTTCCGTCCCAGATCAGAGGGAGCGTCGGGGGCGAAACGGTGAAGTAGTCCCCGGCCTGGATCACTAAGTAGTTTTCTCCCTGGCAAAACCAAGCCATCTCCGCCACTGCTGGATCGCTGGGATTTTGCAGCACGGGATTTCCTCCGGTCAAGTCGCTGACTGTATAAGGCGGTTCAAGCAAAGCCCGGTAAAGCACCCCTGAAATCATGCAGACGAGGTAGGGGTTGGCGCTGTCTGGCTCGTAAATGAACCCCCCCTGCCAGTAATACCCGTAAGGTAGCAGCTTCATCAAAGGCTGAAATCCAGTTCGCTGCGTGATTCCCCCGCCTCTCACCGTGCAGTTGAACATCCAAGCGAGTTGGTTCCGAGCCAACCCGCCGACGTTCAGTGGCGACTGAATGGTGGTCACCGACGATGAATCGCAGCCGCCATCCCAAGAAAAACTCCCGTCTGGGAGATATAATTCTGCGTTGGAGTTTTGGGAGGCCATTATGCGTACTTCCAGACGAATCCCAAGCAGTGAGGTCTTTTACCCTTACAGACAGCGTGAATATTCGTACGCTTTCCGGCAACTTCCTGCTCGGCTTGGGTTATCGACTCAAACTCCTTGATGAATCCCCCAGCCATCGAAAGTTGGACCACAGGTTTCTGAGAAGGGTCTGGTGTGGATGCTCTCCAGGCGGCACGTTTTGCTCTCTGAGGTTCCGTCCATTTCCTTCCCCATCCAAGCATCGTCATTCTCAGTTTGTGAGATTGATCCCGCACTTGAGGTTTTCGACCTTGCTGACCTGCCGACATATTCTCTCTCGCCTCGGCGGTGTGTTTGTAACCAGTGAGGGATTTGGCGACTCTGGCCACAAATTCGGGATCGCGTTTAATTCCCTGGCAGGACTCCGCATTCGGGGAGATATTGTATCCGTTCTCAGGAATCCAGCTTCGGAAGAAGTTGATCCAGAATTGCTCTCGGCCTAAGAGCGCTTCTTTGTCTGGCTGCTTGAGTTCCTCCAATACTTCGACTTGAAACGCGCCCGGTTCTTTGGCGAAAGCTCTCTGCAAGTACCTGTTTCCGTGGCAGGCATCTTCCAGTTCGCATCGGTGCTCTGTCCATCGGTGCCGCAACCGCACGGAACTTCCCACGTAAATCTTCCCGTTGATCGAGTTTAGAATCGCATAGACACCGGCCCCGTATTTCCCGACCGGAGCCTCAAGCTGCTGACGGTTTTTGTAAGCTCTGGCCATGATCAGGGTGCCCAGTGGAAGTTGGTCCCATCCCAACGGATCGTATCACCTGTAGACGGGCTGTTGGTGGCGGCAAAGAGATACTGCCGCGCCGCCGCCGCGCTTGGTTGGCGCTGGAATCCGACGAACCAGTAGCTGACCGTCTGTGCCGCAACCGCAACAACCGAGCACAGCAGGACGATGAGCGTGAGTTTCTTCACACCCCGCTCTTACTCCCTTGCGCCCACTCTGGCAAGAGGATTATGGTGACGCGCGATGGCTCAAATCTTTGAAGAGGCGTTCGGAATCAAGTGGAGGCCCGAGGTTCCTGTTTTGTGGCGACACATGCTTTGCATTCAGCACGGGGGCCGATTTCACCTGGCCGGCCATAAGGAGTGGGGCGGAGCGGGACTATATTTCCACTACAAGGAGGCCGCGACCCTCATTTGGCCCGATCTCGTCTGGCACTCCTGGATGGAACTCATGCTCAAGGAGTGGCTGACGCACCGATACGTCGGCATACTTGGACCTGCGAACTCCTCGAAATCGTTCTTCTCTTCCTGGGTCCACTTGCTCGACT